AAATACCCCATAAGAAGTACCTCCAGCTCCGTAAGAATTCATTGAAGCTAACATGTCATCAATAGCTAGAGACGTAGCTCTATTTACAAACATCATGTTTTCTTCAATAGCACCTTGCTTGTCAAATTCAGCTAAGATAGCATCGAACTCTGCTAAGTCAGTAGCAGCGTTAACACCTGTTACACCTGAAGTAATATTACCTCTTGATTCAATAGCAGCGAATAAACCTTCAGTACCAGCACCATCAGCTCCAGCATCAGTACCGTCACGAACAATACTTCCGTTAAAACCAATAATAGAGTTACCATCTGTTTTTTCAGATTCTAACATAGCCATTTCCATGTAGTCAGTGAATCTTGCTCTTGTATCACCTTCAGCTTTTAAGTACCACAAGTAACCATTTTGTCCATCTTCTCCAGTAACTTCAACCCATCCAATTTGTGACGCATCAGATCCAGATACTTCGTAGTAATCTTTCATGATAATTGGTTTGTTACTATAAGATTTAAACGTAGGCGTTAATGCAGTTCTTTTATCAGCTTCAGCAGCACCAGTAATATCAGCATATTTAGCTCCTTTACCGTACTCAGAACCTACAACTAGTAAAACAGAACCAGATGCAGTTGTTGCGTGTCCAGTTAAATCTGCTTTATCATATGGTTCAACCGTAATAACAGCTGTTGCTGGGGTTTCTACAACTAAACATTTAGTTACGATACCAGCGGTTGCTATAAGTACAATATCATTTACTCTAACACCGTGATTAGCTACAGCGAAACCATTTTCACCGTCAGCAGATCCATCGATATCAGTTACTACAGTAAATGTACCGTTAGTATCACCAGCTGTTGCTACTGTACCAACGTATGATAAGTGTAATCTTGATTGTTCAGACCATACTACTTGATCAGCAGTCATAGCCTCTTCTGCTCCAACTTTCTCAAGAAATCCAGCGATTGTTCTTTGACCGAACACCTCAGCTTCTTTCTCCATTAAGTCAGGCAAGTATTGTTGCTCCCAGCCAGTAGAACCACCTGCGAAGTCTATATAGTTGCTAGATAAAGTTTGCTGTTGTGCAGACGGAACTTTATTTAACAACGGCCCATTTGTAATTGCCATAATAAATTTGTTTTAAATTGTTTAACTTTTCTTTCTAATTTTAAAAGATCTGTTTTTAATTTGAGCAGATGATTCACCTAAAGCCTTTACTTTAATACCTCCAACGTTTACTTCGCCGTGAGTTTTTCTAGGTTCTAAGTTTATGTTTTTACCTCTAGCAACCGTATTTTTAATAGCATCGGCTTTACCTTGCTCATAAAAATGCTTTGCTATAGCATCCGCATTCATAGCAGTGAATAAAGACTTATGATACCCAGCGGCATCTTCAATAGTTGTATTATCTTTATCAGTAAACTTACTAACAAAATTATTAATATCACTTTGAGTTGTCTTTACTTTATCAACATCTTTAATATTAAACCTATATCTTTTATCTCCGACATTATATTCAAAACCTTTGAAATCTTGTCCAAAGAAGCTATCTGTTCTATTTAAAAATGTTCTTTTGCTTTTCTCTACTATTTCTTTCTGCTCTTCAGATCTGTTGAAAAAATCAATAGCTTTTTGTTGCTCTTCAGTGAGCTTACTTCCAGCTTTAATTTCTTCGTAATATTTAGACTTTTGCCTGTCTAAGTGGGCTCTAGCCTCGGCAACTTGCTCTTTGAGGGCTATCTTTTTTTTACGTATAGTTTTTTCATCATCAACTTCTTCATCTATACCAAATGTGTCTTCTAATAAAAACCCGCGCTCTTCACTTGATAAGTGAGACTTAGTTGTTTTGTAATATTCGTCTAACACATCAGAGTCGTCCATTTTTTCAACGTCTCTATTTAAGCTTACGTAATCATTTAAATCACCACCAGTTTCTTCCATAAAACTTACAAGTTTTTGTATGTTTTCTGGTAAAGGTTTTCCAGTAGCCTCTGTTTCAGCTATAGCTTCATTTGCAACTTCTTTTATTTCTTCAACCTCTTTTTCAGTTGAATCTTTAAGTTCTTCTACAGTAACTTCTTCCATAACTGGAAGTTCTTCAACTTTTTCATCTTGTTCTTCTTTAACTACCTTTTCTGGTGGCGTAAGTGGTTTGTTTAAGTCTACCTTAATAACGCTGTCATCACCAGCGCTTTTAAATTTAGACTCGTCTATTTTTTCTACAACCTCTTCAATTGGTTGTTCTGTTGTTTCTTCAACAACTTTTTTGTTTTCTTCCATAATAAAATTTTATAAAATATTAAAAATTAAAGGCCGAATCTTTCCATATTCGCTCCTCCACTAATTATATCATTACCTGATGATTCAAATTTTTTATCAGAATCACCCTGTTTTCTTTGCTCAATCATATTCATTTGATGTTGAGCTTGCCTGTCTATTCTTAGGTCTTTTTTCTTTTCTCTATTATCCTCTTTTTCTTTTTCAGTGCTTTGCCTCATTCCTTCTAATTTAGAGTTTAATTCAAATTCAAACTCCATTAATTCTTTTTTAGCTTGTATTTCTTGTTGTAAGTATTGTATTTTTAATTGATTTCTTGTTTGCTCTAATTGTGCCTCAGCTTGCGTTTTGGCTTGAGCTTTTTGTATTTCAGCTTGAGCGGCCGCTTGTTGAGCTTGTCCATTGGCCTGTGCTTGAGCCTGCATATTTTGTTGTTGCATTTGTTGATCTCTAGAAGCTTTAGCTTTACGTTTTACTTTTAATAATTGATTAGCTAATTTTATATTTCTAACACTACGTAAATCTATAGCATCGTCTAAATCTATGCTTTGTTGAGCTAATGATTGTTGTATGTTATTTTCTAGCAACGCTTTTTCTTCTTCATCCGGTAATAACTCTATAAATATACCAAAATCATACAAGTGTAAATCTTTAAGCTCATCTAACGTAGCAACGTTATGTGATCCAATTGCTCTAATAAAAGCGTCTTTTGTTGGAGAATATTCAACTATATCAGATATTCTTAACGACATACATTCGGCAACCTCCGCTGTTATATATAACATAGATTGCAATATGTGTCTAGTAGCTGTGTTTGAATTTGCAGCAGCTAATTTTTGAACACCAACTAAAGCGTTTTTATCTGGAGTAGCAGCGTCTCTAGCTTCATTTAACCCTGTTGTATCTCTTATCATTTGTAAATAATAATTATACGTAGATATTAAACTTTGTATTTTACCGCTATTAACACCGTTGTTTATTTGTTGTATTGGGACTTTGCCAGGATTACCATCACCTTCAGATGTAAAGCTTCTACCTATAACACTACCAGTTTGAAAGAACATATTTAAAGCTTCTTGCGGATTATAGTTAGTGCCGTTACCAAGGTCAACTTCTGCTAAACCATCTACATCTAAGTAAACTCCATCAGGTACCATACGTGCCATTACTTGTTGTAGCTTTAAATGAGTTAATTGAATCATATCAGCAAACCCAGTTATTCTGCTAACTATAGACTCTATTTTACCTCTGTATATTCTAGGTGCAACTATTTGATAGTTCATTTTAACACTACCAAAATCAGACTCAGACCTCATCATGTTATCAGCCATTTTCCATTTTAATAATTTATCAGCACCTATAACATAAACACCTTCATATAAAACTTCTATAACTCTTTCTAGTTTACTAAAATCGCCATCCATGTTTTCAACAGGTGGATTAAACGTATCATCTTTTTGTATTACTTTTTCCGCGCCACTACCTGTTTTCTTTAATTTATAAACATCATTCATATGAGTTTTGTAATTAAAGTAAAGAACTTCTATTTTATTTTTATCCGTATTTAATCTATAGTCATAACCAGAATATATTGTTTTACCAGATTTTTTAACTATATCTTCTATTTCAGGTTCTGTTAACTCAGGAAACTCTTTTACTAATTCGTTTATTGGTATTTCTTTTAATTCGCCAACATAATATATATCGTCAAAATAAGGTGACTCTGTATAAGAGTAAACTAAATTAGCTGGATCAACATACTTAACTTTAGCTCCATCAGTAAAGTCAAACGTTGTTTTTGTCGCGCCTATACCAAGTACGGTTAAATCATACAAACATCTTCTTCTTATTAAATCATAATCACTAGCTTCCATTAAAACATCTATAGCTTGCTCTTCAGCTATTTCAGCAGCCTGCTTGTAATTAAGTTGCATATGTAAGGCTAGCTCTTCTTCTGTATCAGGTAGTGTTTCTGGATCGTTATCAAATATATCTATACCAAATTGTTGTTGAACTAAGTTACTGTAATTTTTAGCAGCCATATCTTCCATAATAGACTTCATGTACTCAGTTCTTTTATTAACGCCATACTGGTCTTGTGAAAAACAAGATATTTCGTAATTTCTTTGAGACATACCGTTTACCACAATATCAACAAACTTAGGAATAATAGGAACAGGTTTCCAATCTAAATTTAAATAAGACAAATCACCATTAATTGATAATTCGTTTTTATACTTTTGTGCTGATTGTTCTCCTCTAGCATATAATCTTAATTCGTGATAATTGTTTATATTACTATTGAATTTAGAATTAGCGCCTGTAAACCATTCTTGCCTTATAGCTTTAGCAACTTTTAAACCGTAATCTTCAGATAACTTTTCTAAATCACTAACAGCTTGAGATGGAAAGTTTATATAATTCTCTGTCATGTTTTATTTTTTATTAATGTAGATTGAAATCCTTTATTATTATACCTTGATATATGTATATTTACTGGTTCTCTTTTTTGTTTTGGGTTTGGTCGGTAAAGATGTCTATTACAACCCATTATTGCTAAACCAGAACTTATCGACGCATCGTGCTTAGTTCTTTTATTTATATCAAACTTTGACCAATCATTTAATGTTTCATTAAAATACATAGTACCATAAGTACCATCTTGTAATAATCCAACGTGATCATTGATATACATTTCTATAGCAGCGGCATGAGCTTGTTTTATGTCTTCACTTGAGTT